ACGGATGATTTCCTTAAGTAACTTAAGCTCTTGCTTCATTGAATAGTGCACGCGAGCCTGAACAGCTGACATCACCTTCAACGTTCTTTCCAAGATAGCCAATGTAGTGCCAACAGGAGAGTTAGCGCTCATGTCGCTAACCTTCATATCAGCAGCAGACGCAAAGCGACGGCCTTCTTCTACAATTGTGCCTAAGAGGGAGTAGAGGACTTGTGATGGCTCTTTATAAGGAAGAGGTAATACGTTGTCTCGCATTGTTCCGCTTGGGACGTCGACGTCTCTCCATTCTCCTGGGCTAATCGGCGTGTCATCGCCTTTAATTCTAAGTCCACGAGTTTTGAATCCACCAGGTAGATTAGATAAAGTACCAGCATCAACAAGCTGACGAATGATAGAAGTACCAGACTTAGCGAAGGCGCCAACGAGATGGATAAGACCAAAACAATAGAAGCCAAAGCCAGGTACATAGCCATAGTGAACAAAGTGGTTACGCTTTTGCTTTGTCTCATCTTCAGGGCGCCAATTGCGTCGTATTGATAAGATTGTGCTTGAACCTTTCTCAATTGTGACGATGTACGGGAGCGCGATACCCGTTGGGTTGCCTTCGTCATCTGTGTCCTCATATCCTGGCAAGTCTAAGTTAACTTGCATCTCTAACAACTTGTAGCGGTTGTCAGTAGTAGCACGGAAGCCTAGCTTCTCAGCAATTTTCTTCTCTACTTCATCTAGTGTGTTGTCTGGCTCACCTAGGTCAACGTCACGATAGAAGCCAGCGTACTGCAAGCGCTTTAGCTCGTTCTCAGTCTTACGCATGACGTGTGTCACGCGGTCAGCTGTCTCTAGGTTTGATGCGCCATATGGCACAACTACGTCTTCAGCCGGTACGAAAATAGAAGTCTCTCGGTTTAAACCTGGGTCAAAGTAGACCTTCTTAAACGCGTTACCTGATAGGCCAAGACCCCAACACATGCGTTCATGCTCGTTGCGATACTCAACCATCACGTCGGTAATTCTGTAGTTCATGTCATCCTGAACACGCTCAGCAGCGTCTTTCTTCTCAGGAGTCTCACGTCCAACAATCTGTGTCTTTACTGGGCCGGCTGCTGGCAATGTGCTCATCACAGTCTCAGCTTGGAACTTAACCAGAGCTTCACTTAATAGTGGATGGTACACGCCACAGGCGCCTTCCCAAGGCTCAGCACGTTCTTCAATCTGCATACCTAATAGCTCTAAGCCATCAACGTATGTCTGCATCCAATCTTTGCGTGACCCAACGTCATCGTCGTAGTCACCAATCAAATCACCAGCTAATTGGGCCAGTGCGCCATCATCTAGTTCTTCGGCAATATTCTCGTCAAAGTCATCTTCTTCCTCATCCTCTTCAATACGAAGGATGGGCATACCGTCAATGCCAATCTCTACAGACTCTGGGTCTTCAATTGTTATCTCAATATCAGGCTCTTCGTTATTTAGAACTTGCTCAAGTCCTACAGGAGCTGCGTATAAACTTTTTTCAATCGACATAATTAATCCTTAACTTTTTGCGTATGAGTCGCGTTTGTCTTCGTCTACCCAATCGTTACCAACAAACGTTGGTGGTACTTCGTTTAGCCAATGCTGTACCGATAAAAAGCAACCACCTCGTTCACCAAACAACCCACCATGCCAGGAATCTGGTTTAACTCTTGTGATGCTTTCGCCTAATTTTTGTTCATAACTCCATTCACCGTTGCACATAAAGTGAATGTCACCACTTAAAAATACTTCAAACGAATCTACGTTAGGGTGCACGTGCGGGACTATCTCAGAATTAGGTTTAACGTTAAATAACTCCACTTGGAACTGCCCTTGCCTGTATAAAACCACCCCATGTGTATCTTTGACATATGTTAAAGAGTTGTCTAGCGGTGGGCATATAACTCTATTTTGTAGCCACCAATGCAAGAATTGTTCTAAAACATCCATTAATAATACGCTTTCTTACGTCGTTTCCATTCCGGAGCTTCGTCTTGCTCATCGGAGTCTAATGTGATAAAGCCGCCTCTGCGGAATCTTAACAGGGCTTGTGTCATGCTGTCCACTAAGTCGTCATGTTCTCCTGATGGGAACGACGCTACTTCTTCAACAAGCTCTTCAGCCCAACTAGTAGCTGGTACCCAGACCCGTCCAGAAGCGAACATATCTGCCACGGAGTTAAGTCGGGCAATTTTATCGCTGCCTTTTGATGGCGTGTACTCTTGCACTGGTATGCCACGAGCCCGAAGCTCGAATACAAGTGGCGCTCCCGATGCCTTTGCTTCCACGATGAGGGCGTCTGGCTCCCACTCTTTATAGTGCTCGAAAGCGGCTTGTTTAAGCTCTGGGAACTCCATGCGTTCTTTGAAGCTGTTAAGTAAGATGATGTGTGGAACTGTAACGCCCACGTTGTTCTCTTGGTAAAACACACCCCAGGTTGTGCATGCACAGTAGTCGCTCCGTTCTGTTTTAAGAAATGCCGTGTCCCATGACTGGATAGTGAACTCACACATCGGCGGGTCCTCATGCTCCCATATCTGCCACCACTCACGTTTGACAATAGCTGAGACTTCCGAAGTGGGGTTCTGCATGTACTGCGCCATCCACTTGCTGTTAGGCAACTCGTTCTTTAGCGCCTCAAGTTCTTCTATCTTCCAAAACTCAGGCCATAGTGGGCGCCCGCTATCTAAAATGGCAGGAAATTCAATGACTTCCCAGCCCTCTCCGCCACGTTGTGCGTCGGCTTTGATAACTCTACCTGTCAGGTCCTTCTTAGACCAACGGGTCATAACTATAATAATTGCGCCACCTGGTTGTAAACGCTGACGCGGGCCAGATGTATACCACTCGTACGTCTTGTCGTACACCTCTGCATTGGTTTCAGCTAGTGCAGCTTCTTGTTCCGAATGCGGGTCGTCAATAATAAGTATGTCCGCACCCTTACCAGTAACTGCGCCCCCAATACCAATAGCAAAATAGTCTCCGCCCTTGTTTGTGGCCCACCGTCCAGCTGCTTTAGAGTCTGCTTGTAGACCAAGGCTGGGAAAAATGGACTTGTAGACGTCAGAATCGACCAAGTTACGAACTTTTCGACCGAAGCCCACTGCAAGTTCTGCTGTATGGGACGTCTGAATGACCTTTTTCTGCGGAAATTTACCCAAAAACCAAGCGGGTAGGAGATAAGAGGCAAACTCAGACTTAGTATGGCGAGGAGGCATATTAATAATAAGCCTTTTACACTCTCCACGAGCCACTTTCTCGAATGCTGCAGCCATTTTTGCATGATGAGCTCCGTCAATGAAGTTAGGCCAGACTTTGTGCGCAAAGTCCATGAAGTTTTCTTGGCAGTTCTCGCGTGATTTGGCTTCTACGGTAGCATCTGTGGTGCCAAGCAAGCTGCGCAGCTCCGCATCCCCAAACGTGTCGAGATTATCCAGCAAAAACTGGAGGTTATCTGGAGTTAGGTCTTCAAGCTTCTGTTGAGGCGCCATCGTTTTCTTTGACTTCTACTTCAACAATCTCACCCATCGCTTTTTCTGCCAGTGTTGGGGGCCTATTCTGCTGCATCTGCATCAGCATCTCAATTCTCTGACGCAAAGCATCCTTTAATTCATCTGAAGTCTTGTGTGTAATTGTGATTTCTGACTTGTCTGTGAACAAATCACCGGCTTTGCCTATTAACTCTGCAGCTTTTAAAACGTTCTTCTCGTCTTCGCTTTCATTTAGCACTTTTAATAAAGTGTTTACAGCAATGTTTCTTAGCTGAACTTTGTCTTGAATAACCTGCTGGTCGTAATACGTAACAAAATGCCCAAGTGCTAGCGCAACTCCAGGCTTTTTAGTTTCTTCTCTTGCTTTTAAATTCTTGGCTTTGGAGTCCTTAATCTGGTCTCCACCGTCTATCTTAAGATTCTTAACCATCTCAGCCGCTTGCTCAACATCGTCATCCGTCATGTCGAATGTTTCATCGTTTCCGAGCTCATTTAACATAAGTGCTGTATTGCCGACTACGCGTACATGGTCAGAAAGGGTCTCTGCA